GCCAGGCTCAGCTGGTAGGCCAGCTCATCCTTGCGGCCGGCAGGGTTCATCGCCTGCTGGGTGCCGGACACCACCACGGTCTTGGTGGAGATCTGGGTGCGGTTGTTCAGGCGCACGGTTGGCGTCACGACCTTGGCCGAGGCGTTGTCACCTTCCGCCTGGGCGTTGGTGGTCGAAGCCGCCGCCAGGTCCTGGGTTTGCCATTCGTGCAGGGTGTTGGTCGCCTTGCCCTTGGCTGCCATCGAGATGAACGGCGTGGCAGTCGGGGAAATGCGGTAGATGGTGTCGGTCAGATCCTCACGGTTGCCGATCGCGGCAGTCGTGACGAAGGTATTGGTTGGTGCAGTCATGGTGCAGCTCCTGAATCAAAGGAATTGGGCGAATACAGCGGCGGCATCCTCAACACGCCCGGTCTTCTCCAGCCGCTTGGAAGCGGCAGAACGACCGTCGGCAGTGCCTTGTGATGTCACGCCTGGCTTGACCACCCGCTGGGGCGCCTCTTGAACCTTCTTGGCTTGCACATTGGCTTTGGCCATCAGTTGGTCGTAGAGCATCGCCTTGCGTGCAACGAGCACGTGGCGGTGGTCGGCAATGGACGAAATGTCCTCATCCTCGAACCCCTGCGTTTGCAGGAACTTCGAGATAGCGGTTTTTTCGGCTGCAGCCTTGGCATCGTCTTTCCAGTCCGGGAGCTTGGCGAGGAGGTCTTCCTGCTGCTTGGCCAGGTAACTTTGGTGGGCTTGTGCCTGTTCGTTCTGGAACTGCTGGGCGAGGTGTTGGCGTTCCTGGGCGTTTTGCTGATACAGCGCTTGTCTCTGTTGAAAGAGTTGCTGCTGCTTCAGGTACTCCACCGGATCTGACTCGATCAGTGCGTTCCAGTCGATTTGACTTTGTTGCTCCAGCGCGCCTTCAAGCTGCGCGGCCATGCGTTCGAGCTTAGAGTGGTATTCCTGGCGCTCTTGCTGGGCCTGCTGGATTGCTGCGTCTGCGGTCTTGCGTTGCTCGGCGGCGGCCATCGTCTTTTGGGTGTAGTCCGATTGACGTTGGTAGCCGTTCAACAGTTCGCTGAGTGGAACCTGAACCTCCTTGCCGTCGATCTTGACGGTGAAGGTCTGCGGCTCTTCCTCGGACTCGCTAGGTTCTACTTCTGGTTCCGGCTCAGCCTCGACTTCAGGCTCAGCCGGTTGTTCTGGGTGCTCTTCGTTGCCTGCCTCGGGGGTAGCCGCAACTGGCGGCTCCAGCAGCGCGGCAAAGGCCAGGGCGCCGCCGTTGATGTCGAGTGCGCCGCCGCCACTGTCGCCGCCGGCTTCACTCATGAGGAAATGGCCCAGCGCGCGGTGAATGAAGAGGCTCATGCTTCACCTCGCGAAAGGCGCTCTTTCAATTCGTAGCCCATCAGTGGCCAGATCTTCTGCTCGGCATTTTGGCGGGCTATCTTGCGGCCAATCTCCGGATCGAAGTTCTCAGGGCTGGCGCATGCGCTCTCACCGGTGACGGTGAACCCGTTTCGAAGCACCAGCACGCAGAATGTCAGCAGCCCCAGCGACGGCGGAACTTCCGGATCACCTACGGCATGCTCAAACATTTCCTTGGCTTGGCCGGCTTGCAGGAGGTTGGTCCCAGTCGGCCAGCCGTGCGCGATTTGCGGCGCTTTGAACGATACGCCCGCGTCCGGATAGAAGTCCTGCGGCAGCTTCCAGCCAAGGAATCGATCGACCATCTTGTCCACGGCGGGCTTGATGGCATCGGCCGCTGTGAAGTAGTGCTCGCTGGCGATGTTGGCGTGCAGGTCTGCCGGCGTGATGCGCGGCGCAGTCAGGCCTTTGGCTTTAATTTCTTGTTCGATTGCGTGATCGGTCATTTGATTGTCCCCAAGGGATTCATTTGCGAATGATGACGGAGCGTCCGGTCAGGATGGCTCTCAGGGCCGCCAGATCTCTTTGGCGCGGTCCATTAGTGATTGCTTGTGCTTCAGGTCCAGCTCCGCCAACTTGCCCGTCTCCAGGCTGTGCGTGATCGTGGCCTTCAGCTTGGTCAGGAGCTGGAGTGTCAGGTAGATCTTCTCCCGAGCCTCCGCGTCCCTTGCCGGTGACTTTCGCCATGCTTCGGTCAACTCCTGCTCGATGCTTTCAAATGCCCAGTTGAATGCCTCGTTCTCGAGACACTCCTTGGCCCTATTGCCTTCGTAGATGCGCTCTTCAAGCGTTGCCATCGGTCGCCCCTGACTGTTCGAAATCCTGCGATGCCTTCATTTGCGCAGCGCTCAGCGTGGTCTGCTGGCTGATCTGCGCCACGGCGATCTTGGTCTCGGCGTCGAGCTCGGCCTTCCAGCGATCGAACTCGAGCTGCATGGCCAACTGCTGGGTCTTCTGCTCGTCCTTCATCGCATCCAGCTGAGCCTGTTGCTGGCTTTGCAGGGTCTTCTGGTCGGCTTCGACCTGCTGGCGGTTGGCGTCGACCTGGGCCTGCATCTGCATCTTGCCCTGCTCGATCTGTAGCTCATGGTCGCGCTTGGCCTGGTCCAGCTGGGCTGCGTGCTGCAACTCCATCTGCTTGAGCTGCATGCTCGACTGAATCTTGGCCTGCTCGACCTGCATCTGCGCCTGGGCCTTCATCTGCTCGGGGTCAGGCTTGTTCTGCGGCGGGCTCTTGGCCGGATCAGTAAAGAACTTGTCGGGATTCTTGAAGCCCAACTGCTTGGCCAGTTCGGCCGCGGCGTTGTAGATGTTGTCAGGCGTGGCGATGCCGATCTCCAGCCCCTGCGCCTGGACGTTGCCAAGCATGGTCAGGTGCTGGATCTTCTGGTCCTTGTTGCCCATGCCAATGCCGACGTTGATAGTCACGTCGAACTGGTTGCTCCACTCGCGCGGGTTGATCGGCACCCAGCCGCCTGTGAGCTTCACCACCTGCTCTTTCTGCTGGTACTGGCAGACGAGCTTGAGGATCTGCTTGAACAGGTCGACGTAGCCTTCGGAGAAGTTCCGGGCAATCAGGTCGAGGCGCATGTCGGCGCGGTTGGTCAGCACGTTCACACCGGTTGCGGTGTCGTTCAGTGCGCCCTGGTCATTGCCTTGGCTGTAACGCGTCCAGCCGGTCTTGTTCTCCAGGTCCTGCTGCATGTACTCCATCATCTGCATGGAGTTGCCGATGTCTGGCGCGCCCTGATCGAGACGGCCGGCAGCGCCGATCTGCTTGACCCTCACGACACCACCCGGGCGCGAGGTCAACAGGTCGTCAAGGTTGACCTGCCCTTCGACGGCGAAGTAGCGGCCATTGACGGCCAGGTACATGTTGTCGAGTTGCGAACGAAGGATGCTGGTCTTGGTGCGCTGGCTCTCCATGGCCAGATCGGCGATGGACAGGCCGAAGAACTGGTGCGGCAGCGGAACCGGCGTGATCGACACGAACGGAATGCAGTCGACTTCCTCGTTGTCCAGCAGCGTGTTGCCGGCCATCGTGACCTTGCGCAACTCGGCAATGCCGTCGCCGTCGTAGTCGCAGCGCATGTAGGCTTCCAGCACCCACACGTTGTTCTGGCTGTCGTCGTTCGAGGAGTCGTTGTCGATGTAGGCGTTCTCGTCGTTCCAGCTGACGCGCTGGATGCGCTCCGAGTTCATCGCCTGGCCCGAGTCTTCAGAGCCTAGGTCGTCGACGTTCTTGTAGCCCATGGACTTCAGTTCGGATTTGGTCCGCTGTACGCGGTGCGCGACGAACTTGGCTGTCTCGATGTCCTTGGCGTTGCGGGCGATCAGAAACTCTTCCGGCGGCACGTTATCAATGCACACCTTGCCTTCGGTCTTAACGCGCTTGCAGACGACGTCGTAGACCAGCTTGGGCGGCTGAGCCTCAATCATCTGGAGTTGCTGCATGACCTGCGGCGCGGACTGCGGCTGAGCCCGAGCTTGTTGCATCAGTTGCTGAATTGCCTGCTGGCGCTGCTCAGCATCATCTTCATCAACTGTGGTCGACTGCTCGATGACCTCGATCTCATCGTCTTCCATAAGCTGAGCCAGCTCGACATCCGACATGCCGCGGTATTCTTCGCGGGTCTCTTCGTGTCGATTGTCCCACCAGACCTTGATGATGCCGTTCTTCTGGAGAAGCGCGTCCTTCATCCACGTGTAAGCGATGCGGTGACCGTTGTTCTTCTTGTAGAACAGGTAGTTAGCGTATTCAGTGGCTTGCTCGGCCTGCTTCTCGTCGCCCGGCTTGGTGGCTTCGAAGTCGGCCACGGTGTCGGAGCCAACGAAGGTGACCATCAGCTGCGGCAACATCGCCTCGATCGTGTCGCGCACGTCCGTCGAGATGACCGAGGAGCGGCCTTCCACTTCAGGCGGCGACAAGTCACCCACCGGCAGGCCCAGGTAGTAGTACATCGACTTCTGGCGCTGCTGGCTCAGTTTCGACGACGAATACCCGAGCGACTGGCGCATCTCGGCCCCGACCAGGGCTTTGAGTTCGTCCTCTGTCAGACCCTTTGTCATG